CACCAAAATAACGCTTGGTGCTTGGATCATGTATCGTGTCAAATAAATTATAAAAGTTTGGTTTTTTAACTTCTTTACCATTAATATTGGTAGGTTGAAATATCTGTAGTTCAGGGTAATGTTTAATCATACCTTCTAATACAGTTCTTTTAATTAACATACAGCCAGTTGGAGCGTGTGTTGCTTCTACAATACCACCATTAGAATGTATAGCATTTTGATCTTCTAGTTTAATAGGAAACGTATACCCAGGTCTTCTTAGTTGATCTTTGTTTTGAGCTTTATCTTTTTCTTGAAATATCTTATCCCAGTCTAATGACTTCATCGGATAAGGACATGCAATAACATCTTTGTCAGCTTTTAACATTGTCTCAATAGTTGCAAAGTCAAAGTCAATATCAGAATCTATAAATAATAAATGTGTATAACCATCTTCATGATTTAACATTTCAGCTACACATAAGTTTCTACCTTGAGTAACTAAAGACGATTTCATCAAAGTAAAGCTAACTAATATTTTTCTCATTAAACAATCTTGTTGAAATTTTAATAGTGCCTGTGTGTAGTGAATAGAACACTCACTATGCACAGGAGTACAAACCATTATTTTCCAAGGTGATCTGTCAGCTGGTTCGGATAAATCTATTGTTTCCACTATTTTCTGTTCTTCAAACCAAATTGGTTTATTGGGATTTTGCACTGATGACTCCTTTTAAAAATGTCGTCCATTGCATAGCTATTTTATTCCAGTTGTAATATATATGTGCATATCTGGACTGGGAATCTAAATGATCATGTATCTGTTTTTGATCTAACGTATGTGATGCCTGTTCAATACCAAAACCAAATTTCTGTGCCATTGCTCTATAATTAGAATCGTAAGGTATATACATTGGAAACTCTGCACCTGTTTCGTATAAGGCACCAAAGTCATTGACAATACAATATAAACCTGCAGCCATACATTCTAACAAAGATATACAGAACGTTTCTTCAAATATACTTGGATAAACATACATGTGATAATTTTTTAAATTATCTTTTATGTATTGATTAGGTCTATAACCAAGATAATTAACGTTGGGTAATTTATGTGCTTGTTCGTAAAGCTGTTGATACTCATGATCGTTTTGATCATAGAATTGTTTACCATAAACTTCTGTGGATGAATATACATCTAAAGTAACCAGAGGATTTTTTACTAACTGCATTGCACCTAACAATACAGATAAACCACGCCAAGGTGTATTTTGATGTATTATTTTTATAGGCTGACCTTTTACATATGGTTTAGCCTGTTCTATCTTGTCAATACCATTTTTAATAACTACACATCTATTAGTTGGTATTTTAAAATGGTCTCTAAATTTTTCATACGTCCAGTGTGAATTAAAAACATACCAGTCATACTTGTTATGATTAGCAGGGTTATTAAACCAAGGAGCTAAGTTAGGTTGATCGTAAGAATTTTTTTGCCAAAGTATATTTGGTTTAGTTGGGTGCAAAGGTATTTTTTCTGGTACCGAAGTACAGATCTGTACTTGATCTAGTAAATTTTTATCAACGTATTTTTCTAAATACTCGAATTGTAATTCTGTTCCGCCTTTAGGGTTTTGGTTTCTTATTATCATTCATCACTTTCTGGAAGACCTCTAAACCTTTATTAGTTACTTGCACAGTAACGTCTTGTACAATATCAGGTCCTTCTTTCTTCTCTTTATATGTTTCACCAGTTTTTGTATTTCTATAGGTTACTATAGTTGTACAATCTATTTTTGGTAAATTATCC